TCAGGAGGTAAAAGTTATGCCCCTTGTCACTGTACAGCATCCCAAACACCTGCGGTGCCCATGGAGCCTCGTCCCGAGCCTGCAAGCGGAACAATACCAGGTTCTCTTTCAGGAAATTGTCCACCACAGAGTTGCTGACAATGCTCAAGGACAGCCCCGACAGTGCGTACACCGAGTAGTTGCCAGCTGCACTTCGCCCAGCAAAGAATGTTGTATCGGCTGCTGTAGCAACTGAGGAACCCTGAATGCAGCCCACCAGGAAGCTGGCATTGGGCAGCGGGGCTAAGGGGCTTCCCGGCGGCGCCAAGCCTGCATCGTAGTACACTTGCAATCCATACTCGTAGAAGCCCAGGACGTAGTTGAGATGCCGGCAGCAGGCGACACCCTTGCCCCAACTGGTAGAGGCTCCGACAACATTCAGCGCATTCCAGCTCGTCATATCCTGCAAGCCGCTGCCATGGATTTGATTGTCCGTGATGGACATTATGTACAGTGTCCCGTCCAAGAACGCTCCCCCAGGACAGGGCTGCGTGGGACTGCCCGCGGTACTGATGGGGGTCAGTGTTAGCACGTTGCCAGTACTGTAGGTAACTTGCCAGAGAACCGTAAGTCCCAAGCACATAGCAATGATGGCTCCAACCTCTGTTGGCACATTGCTAAAGGGCACGAAGGTGAAGTACAATCCCTGTGGAGTGCCGGGAAGGCCCAAGTCTCCGCCAATACCTAACACATCGCAGAGGGTTTGCCCGACAATAGCATACACCCGGATGGGGCCGTGATCCACACCAGTAGAATGCAAGAAGAGGTCGAAGACCACCAGCCCCTGTCCATAGGAGCCGAAGGCAGTCAGATTGCGAAGCCCTCCAATTCCACCCCTGCGAACGCACCAGACTTCCTCCCCCCTCGTCTCTTTATAGCAGTTGACCATCATACTGCCACGCGTGAGGTCAAGCGGATACGGCGCGAAATGCGCCGGGAAGGGGAACTGCTTGGGGATGAGGTCGCCGTCAGCCATCAGGTTGTCCCTTGATAGCCCTGCGGCCGTTGCGACGGGGTGAAGTACACCGACACTTGCTCCTGTTCGAAGTTCATCAGCTCGTCCATATAGTACTTAGCCTTGGATTGGATCAACTGCAAATTGATCTGCGGGCTGCCATACTCCAGCGACAGTTCATCCGCCAAGTTCCATTTGAGGGCCTGAAACGCTTCCTGCGGCATGTCGGGGTTGTCAGTCGCTAGGTTAAAATCCTGGATCGGCCGTTGTGCAGTCGTGTAGAGCACATAACCGGTAAGGTTGGGGACGTTGTACAGTGTAGCGATGCCGTTGGTGACATTGGGACTGTAGAACAGTTGATTGGGAACGCCAGGAGAGAGCTTGTTGCCCAGCGTATTATAGTCGTAACGACTTTCAATGGTGAGGCTGACGTCATTGTTCACCCCATTAGTCGTGTTGCGAAGGAAAGCATCCGTCAACTTCTTGGGGATGTAGCCGCCAGTCGACGTCAGCGTCAGATCGTAGGTCAGCTGCCCAACAATCATCGGGGTGGAAAAGGTCTCCACACACCACAAGGGCAAGCCCTTCATCACCCAGGCCTTTACGAGGATGTTCAGCGCTTGCGCACAGTTTGTAATGTCTGCCGGAGGCACACTGTCCTGCACACCGAAGGCACCCAGGGTCCGCAATGCCGCATTGATGACATCGTCACGGCTGACGGTAAAAGCATAAGTCCCGCTGCTGGCCATTGCGGTTCCCCTTTGGCTACTTCGACATCTTCTTCTTCAGCAGTCCAGCCATACGGCTGAAGTCCTGCCCCTTGGTGTGTGTCGGGTCCTTCCCCTGTAGGCCCTTCTTCGGCATAGCCGGCTTCGTCCGGGGCTTCTTCTTGTGCTGGGCTTCGTGCTTGGTGGCCATACAATTTCCTTTCAGGACACACTCAGGGGGATCGTACCTGCAATATCGGCATAGCCTTCGGACACTGTGCCAGGATTGTAGATGCCAACCGTGCCAGCAACACCCAGGACTACCCCGGATTGTACCTTTACCAGCTCCAGGATGTAGGAGAAGCTCTTGATGCCGGCCCAACCTTCTGTGGTCATGGTAATGCGGCCAGTCTTGCCAATGCCGGCATTGTTGGTCAAGCCGCCGTACCTTTGGCAACTTGGCGGCAATGCTCCGCGGCCATTCAGCGCCTCAATCAGCACCGGAGTGGTTGCGTCCCAGAAAAGGCGTACCTCCAGTCCATCCTCGATACTGTAGTTGAGGCCGATGATGCGGAAGGTCGCAGCCTTCAGCCCACCTGTATTGTCAATCCCCACAAGTGCTGCGGGATCAGCGATCACTGTACTGGCAAGGTCAGAGGTATCGAGAATACCTGCGACCTTCAGCACAGCATTCCGTGGCCCATCGATGATGAGCTGGGTTGCTACAGAATTTGCCACTTGCAGTTCTCCTTAGCGTTCTGCGCTGCAAACCATGTAGTCAACGTTCAGCGTCTTTGTGGCAGCGGATTGCGTGTTCAAGCCTACTGTCGGAGAGAGCAGGACTTGCGTCAGCACAATCGGTGGGTTGCTGGGGATACTTTGCAGTGACGCCACTCGTCCGCGTGGTTGCCCTGCCGCACTCGCTGATGCGCTGATGGGATTATTGCCAGTTGTAGGGTTGAAGAAAATTTCCACGTTCTGCTGCTTGTCCACGTGGAAGCCCAACTCCAGTGGTGCGCCAAGTACAGTCACCAGCGACGCGGGCAGTGCAATATCTGTATTGACACTGGCCACGCGCGAACGGAAGATCCAATTGCTCTGCCCACTTGCACAGATGAAACCCAGGAAGTCTGTCGCCGTCAAGGGCGTGGCACCCACAGGGAACAGCCCCGCGTAGATGTTCTCCGTTGCCAGCGTCCCATTCACTGCCATAAAGGCCTTGAAGAACAGATGGTGATTGGGCGTCAGTTGATACGTTGCCACTGCCACTTGCAAGTTGGTAGTGTCACCAATGGCACCGCTTGTCGTTAGCGACACTTGCCCACCAGGGCCAAGGCTGCTCGGCACGACAACTGGTGTGCCCACCCCTACCAAGCTATAGTTGGTCGGAACAAACTGATTGAAGTCATCCCAATAGATCTGACTCCAGGTGGGATCCCCTGTGCCAGCGTACTCCATTGTTTGCCACTGACCAGCATTCGTGAAGCCGCCCGGCAAGCTCGAATTTGAAGAGGTGAACATGATCGTTATCTTTCAACAAAGGGCAAAGAGAGGTGTGGAAGGTAAACGGGGCGCGATACCAGAATAGTACCGCGCCCCGACGATCCCTGCGGAGGGGACGGCTGCTACAACTTACGGTGCGTTGCTTCCATACAGGCCACGAGCATTGGCCCACAGGAACACGTAGCGTTCGTAGGCTGCAACCTTGTAGTTGCGAGTGTCCGCGTCGTTGTCTTCCCAGCTTTCGAGCGCTTCACGCTCCTGCCAGATCATGCCGTCGACGCAGTTCGTGGTGATGAACCACGGGCCAGTTGCGCTGAGGTAGGGGTTGCTGACAATGCCGCCGGTGATCATGTTGTCAACAGCGATCGGATTGATGTCGTTGTTGAAACTGCCGACAGCCTTCGCAGTGCGCAGCACACGTTGGGCGTTGAAGAAGTTGTTGGGGTGCACAACCAAGCGGTCGCCCGACAGTGGCTCGATGAACCCACGGTCATCCTTCGCTTGCATCATCAGGATGAGCATGTCTTCCAGCGCAGCCTGCGAGAATGCCGCATCCACGGGCAGTTTGTTCTGCCATGTGCCCCCTGACATGTTGGGGTGCGCCACATTCAGCAGCGTAACACCGTCACCGCCCACGTACGAGGGGTTGAAGGCCCGGTTGTACACGTTCGTGCAGTTGATGTTCTTCGTCTCGTTGAAGCTCCTGCGCAGCTTCTCCACCCGACCCTTCGTCAGCTTGATGTACAGGTTGTCCTTCAGCTCTTCGTGCGTGGTGATGATGCCCAAGCCGTAGGCAGCATTCGTTCCACGCGTTGTGAAGCCCTGTTGCGTCGTGTCGAACGACACAGGTTGGCCTTCCGGCTTACGAGGAGCGATGCCAAGGCCAACAGCCTGCACATACTCTTCGTAATTCTTCGTACTGTTCTCCTTCCGGAACATCATTGGCCAGTACTGCGGTGCGGACGCAGCCGCGGAATCCCACCAGCTCTTGACACCTTCCCACAAGCCCTTGGGGAAACTGCCTGTATTGACAACGCCTGCCATGATTGCGCTCCTTTTACTTTACTGTTGAGGTTAGCGCTTACACGCCAGCGGTGTTACCCATCAGCTCATGCTGATTGGCACGAACAAGCCAGCGTGCGAACTGCCCGAACGTGTTATCGTCCCGCTGCACGAGGCCCATAATTCGGAAGTTCAACGTCGCTGTCACAGCCACACTGGCCGTTGTCAGCACAGTTGCACTGTTCTGCACAGGCGGCGTCGGGTTCGTTACTGTGAGCGAAGCGTTCTTGTTCACCGCTGTCGCTGTCAGCACCGTAAGGCCGTCGTCCATCACTTCAAAGATGACCGTCGGATCATCCACGATGAAGGCGTAGTAGGAGCGGGTCTTGACTGCAGGGATCGTTTGCAGCGTGAGGTCCAACGTCGGCGCCAGGAAGCTGTTGACGTAGGGAGGGGACTGCATGAAGCCAATGAAAACCCCTCGGATGATGTCTGTGCCCAGGGCCTTCTGAATCCCCATGACACCGTTACCGTCGCTGACGGCAGCACTTTTGACAATGTCACCTGGAGAGTAGGCCGACGGATCAGTACTGGGAATGTAGTACATGTTGGTAGCGCCATTCCAGGCACTAGCATCCAGGTACCGTACGGGGACAAGCCCTCTCGGGGCGTTGATGTTCGCCATTTGCAAAGTCCTTCAGGGGCTCTCGCCCGATCGGTTACAGGAACCCCTGAAGCTTCGCCCTCAGCCTACTCGTCTTCCTGCTGACTCTTCGGTGTGAACCGCTTGCCCACAGGTGGCGAAGGAGTGCGACGAATCCCAGAGGTGATTTTAGGTTCAAACCCCGCAGGGATGTAGCGGTGCGTATCAGGTTCCACCATACCGCGCAGGATTGCTCCATCCCACTCGTCGGCTTGCCGCTGATTGTCGCGCTGCACCTCAGCCCACAGTTCATCCGTGCATTTCATCAGGTATGCCCGCATGGGGGAGCCATCGGCCCGCGTCCCTACGTATTTCGACACCCTGCTATCCAAGTCATCATCTGCGACTAGGCCTGCAACTTTCTGGACCTCGGAGCGTTCGACAAAGCCCCACCCATCTTCCAGCAATTGCTCAATTTCTGCATCTTGATCGTTGCACCAAAACAGGTGGTGGCCCTCAACTTGGCCCATTACTACGAGCTTCAACTTGAGGCCGCCAGTATTCGATTGGCGTGTCCGAGGCAATTGCTTGCGATCATCTTCCCTGCGCACTAGCTCCGCCAGCGGGTCGCTGCTCTCGGTGGGTTTTACTGCTTCAGTCATGGTAGCTGCTTTCATGAGGGATTACGTTCGAAGTAGGACTTGACAAAGGACTCTTCAGTGACCCAGCCCTCTTTCACGAATTGGCGGCACAAGTCACGGTCAGCCTTGGGCAAGTCGCGGATGCTACGCTCGCTTGCGCTGGAAGCCATGCGGCGACCCCCACCGCCTTCGGCCATACTGCGACGCTGCACTGCACCGAACTTCTGGGGGAAGTCCTCTTCCATGATTTGCCGCACGCGGTCCAGGAAGGGGCGGCCCAGCAATGTGGGGTGCAGCTTCTTCAGCTCCGTTCCCACCTCTATGCTGTAGGCTCGCAAGCGACCGTCCTGCTCAAACCACTGATTGTCCTCGTCGATCCAAGCCCGCAACGTGGGGTCCATCTGCTGTGGGGCGGTCTGCTGCACCTGCGCAGCTTCTTGCTGCACTTTTGCCTTCTGCTCTTCCAGCAGCTTGATACGGCTTTCAGCAGCATCCGCAGTTTCGTAGTCGCGGTCGCCTTCGGACTCTCGCACTTGCCGCTTCAACCCCTTGATGGCTTCGTCGATTTCCTTCTGCTTCCCCGCCACAACTTCATCGTGGAAGCGGCGGAAGGCTTCGGCAGTACCCTTGAACTCTTCCAGCTGGCGCTTCAGCGCAGAATTTTCATTCTTCAGATTGGAAGCAAACCGTTCACCCCGTTCCACGAAGGTCTTGGCATCCACCCACTTGGCAGGATCACCACGGAACTTGTCCTTCGGCGTCCACCCTTTCACCAGGGCCTGCTGCTCAATCGCACGATCAGCCGCGCCTCCGGCTTCACCTTCGCCATCATCCAGCTCGTCGTCCACGGCATCAAAGTGCCGATCGACTTCCCTTGGGTCTACTGCTGGCGGTGCAGTTGCAGTCCCCGTTCCATTGTCCCCTTCGCCATCCGGCTTCAGCCACCGACCCCTTTTCCACCACAGCACGTTCATCATCGTTCTCCAGCTATATTGCTAAATCTCCCGTACATTACAGTAGCGTAATCTACGGGACTTTTGTCGTCAGTCCTCAATCGGACTAATAATGTCCAGGTCTGATACGAACCTGTACTCCTTCCCATCCTTGTCCGAGGTGTGGAACTTCCCAGTGTACATCCCCACCAGCACCTTGTCGCCCACCTCGCAGAAGTCTGCGATCTTGTCGCGCCAGCAGTCGTGGCCAATCTCCACCACCCGGCACACTACAGCAGCTGTCTTCTCCTTATCCACTGTCTTCTTCGGGTAGATGATGCCACCTGGGCTCGAGAGTTCAACCTCCATCGTTGCGAGCAGCACCCTGTGCCCCGTAGCCCGCAAGCCGCTCAGGTTCTGCGCAATCGGCCCCTTTTGCGAGCGCCAACCTGCTGCACCCTTGGGCGGGTTCAGCCAGACTCGTTCCACCTCACCCCTCTTGTCTGTGTCCATGGCAGCAACCATGTGCCCGCCCCCATCATACCTAGCCTTCATTATCGTCATTCGCATCTCCTTCCTCTATAAGTTCAATAATCTGCCCCAACACTCTCATACCGCCAAGTGCCGCAGCATTAGCAATAGCCGTCTCTTCTGCCGACGGCCCCACGTATGCCTCCGCGGCCCAAGCTTCCATTGTCTCAAGCTGGTGCGCCTTGAGCCATTTGAGCATTTTTGCTGTTTGCGGGTGATGTGTCCACTCCCGCCATTCCAGCCGCTGCCTTTCCGGCGGCGTCAGCTCCTTGTCCATGTGGTATACCTTCCTTTGCGGCATGCTGCCGCTGATCTATGCCTTTTTGCATCACAGCTAGCGCCCTGAACACTCCATCCATATGCGCTTTGGCCGCACCAATTTGCGCATTTATCAGGGCAATCTGGTGCCCAGTCTCCGCGCCTTCTGCCTCTGCCAACAGTGCTGTAGCCTTCGCTTGCAGCTCCATCACCTTTGCCTGGTTTAGCATCGCCTCTTGCTGCAGCTCTATCATTGCCGACTGCTGATCCTGTTGGAACTGCTGCTTCTCCAGCTCGAAGCGCTGCGTATCCAGCTGCAACTTGGCCTTGTCAAGTTCCACTTTCGGATTCGGTGGCGGCTGTATAGCGTTGTCACCTTTGGGATCTGGCAGCACCATCTCAATGTTCGGATAGCTGTACGCTTCCAGAAACTCCTTATTCACCAGGTATCTATCGTAACCGGGATTCTGCATGGAGGCCTGCAGCACCATCGTGGCATTGGCTTGCCTCTGTGTTTCGCTGACCATCGTCGGGTCCGTGGCAGGATACACGCGAAAACCCGCGCCCGTATAGTCACTGGGAGCAATGATAGCATTATCCCCCTCGGTCAGTGCCTTCCAATGCGGCGTCTGCTGCAAGTACAGCTTATTAATGACCATAATCTTTGCCAGCTCGGCACACATCCCGCGGTGCATCCGGGTGAAGATGCCGCTGAAAATCTTCATCCCCTGCTCTATCGTGTTGCGGCTGGTCTCCGCAGGTGTGTTCTGCCCAGGACTTATCCCTGTCATGATGTCAGTCGCACCGCTAATCTTCTCTCCGTACGTTACCAGAATCTGCAACAGCTGCAGCAACACCGGGGAGGGTTCCCTGACGGGCAAGGGGAAGATCGACTTTCGCAGGTCATCCCCCGTACTATCCACAGGCTTCCACTCAAAGGGGTTGAAGGAGGTCTGCCCACCCTTCATCTTCACCCCTCTTCCGAGGAAACCTCCTGCCGTCGTATTCATAGTGCCACTATCGATCAGTTGATTGATCATAGTGTTCACACTCTCGTTCACTGGACCCAGCAATGCACTGAAGCCCAGGTCGTAAAATCCACCATCCGGCGACGGGATGAAGGTGTACTTCGTGAAGAACTTTACAGGTGTGATACGGAGGATCTCATTGTCCGGTGACAGCGTAAGATCATCCATCCGATTCTGGATCTGCTTCGCCTCTTCCACCGATGCTGCCTTCTTCTTCATCTCCGTCAGGTTCCGCACCTTCTGGTCATTCCTGCGGATGACGTCCCCTTCATCGAAGAACCGTGCTACAACCCGCAAGGTTTCTTTGGTATCTGCCCTCACATACGCTATGTATGGCTCTGCATACTCATCACCGTCCAGATCCAGCCACAAATGCTGCTCCAGAATCGTATACAGTTCAGCGGTGTCATCAGCCCCTGTGTTGTGGACTCCAGCAATCTCATCTCCTGCTTCTTCCATCACGTTTACTTCAGTGGACGGAGACGGCGGTGTATCCTGCATTTTCAGGTACAGCCCAGCCCTCTCCCTTTCCACGATGTCGTTCTTCGTATACTTGA